GTCCGGAAGGCGAGGCCTTTCCAGACTTTCAGATACCCCCCCGGTCACCGCTTGCGCGGCATCGGCGGCTCGCCATCGATGTGGCATGTGGTGGGCTGATAGACGCCACGACGTGGAGGCAGTGGAGGTGTAGGCACCCGGCTATAACCACCGAACATGATCAACATTGCGAACAAGGGTAGACACCCAATGCAGGCACCAGCAATCAACGACGTGATGAGCAAACGGGTAAGCTCCGGTGTCACTGGGCCAACTCCAACTTCCGCTTGTCGCTATCGTGGTAGGCTTTGCTCACAGCCTGCAGGTTGCCGATGTCCCAGAACAACTGCTCATCGCCACGATGTGGGATCACATGGTCAACTACTGGGCTGTTCGGTTCGGGCGCCTTGCCCATCAGGATCACGCCAGTCTGCTGGCAAGTGAAGAGATCGCGGGTCAACACCTGCATACGCAACGCCTGCCAACGGGCTGACTTGTACCAGCCGCGCACTGTGGCATCTGGGCTGTAGCGCTTATCCCTGATTTCTCGGGCCGCCTTCAGCTTCGGCCGCATGGCTGTCAGCCTGGGCTTGAGGGTGGTAAGCTTGGGCATTTCATGGAGAACCGTTGATGGACGCCCAAGAGTACTTTGATCGATACCGAGCCTCTGCAGCCGACTTCGCGTTTCCGGCTGACGCCAGCAACGTGGTTTTCAGTGACAGTGGGGCGAGCATGGAGACCTGCATCGTAGACCTGGTCGGAACCGGCGAAGCCTTCAATGGCGAGTTCCGGGTGTTCGAGGACGGATACAAAGCCATCAAGATCGACAACGACCTAGTCAACGAGATGATCGAACTCGTCAGGCACAGGGACAAATAACCTGCTCATCAAACCTGTGCCTCGCACAAGTTGGGTGAACAGGCCGAGCGCATAAGCGCCCGACCGAAATTCAGCTAATGGGGTTAGGCAGCCATTCGGCCAGGATCGAAGTGGCCGGCGGTGAAATCGGCATGGGCACGAGCGCTATCAACAAAGGCGCGGAAGCGACTTCGGGCAGCAGGCAGCACGCCGAGGGGCTTGGCCATGAGATCGAGCGCCAGGCTCTCGCTGGCATTAGGATGGTACGTGAAGGCGGCGACGATGACCGTGAACGGCCAGGCGACGATGGCAAAGGCAATACTGAGCAGATGCAGCATATAGCGCATGAGTAGACCTTTCGATGTTGAATGGGCTGACAGCAAAAGACCCGCCGGATTTATCTGGCGGGTCTTTATCGGAGCGGAAGCCCCATGCTGGAATTAACGCTTTATTTCGCAGGCTGATTTGTCAAGCGGCTCGTGAGGCCGGCAGATCTTCCTCTTCAATGCACCCGAAGTAATGCGCCAAGGCATTGAGCGCGAGCCGCAGATCCCCGTGCATGTGCGGCACATCGACGTCGCGCATCACTATGGTGTCGAGAGCAGCGGGGAAGTTCGACCCGCGATGCTTATGCAGGGCGTTCTCATCCAAGAGGGCCCTGGCGGCGCCCTCATACCGCGCGATGGCCCGTTTATGGCGGTCGACCTCATTGCTGAGATATTCGGATGCGGTGCCACCTGACATGTCGGTGTTGCCACGCACCGCTGGCGCACAAACTGCCGTCCGATAGGACATCACACAGGCTTCATAGCGATATGCCGCCTTAAGCTGCCCGGCATTGATGACCTTGGCGCGCTTGAGCCGACCGACGACGGTTCCAGTGTCTGGATTCATGGTGTCGAGCTTATCGACGCCGAAGACCCTGGTCCGCGCTTCCCTGGCCGTTGCCGTTACCTCCGCTTCGGTTTCAGCCTTGCGGACGATCACATCATCCTTGCGCTGCGAGATGCGACCGTTGACGCGCTTGACGCCAACCTTACGCTTGCGGCCAGCCTTTGCCATTTCTTTCAATCCCTTGCTTTGTTTATGATTTCAGCCTCGAAGGCCTGATAGGCGGTGACGGTGATCAGCAGTGCTTCGGCACGGTGTAGGCGGGGTAGTAGGTGCGGTTTGTCGGCTGCGGCTTTCTCCAAGGCATCACGATGGAGCCGGGCTTCCTCGATTTGCTCGGCCAGATGGACTTTCATTGACGTGCCCTGGCCTGCTCAATTTCTTCGATGCGGAAGGTCGCTTTGCCGCTATTTCCAACCAGAATTGCTTTGCCGCGAAGGTTTTGGACCGCGATAAAATCGGGATGGTCCGATGCCAGCACGACTAGGCCGTTGACTGCCGGAGGCACCGGGTCGGACTTCAGCGGAATGTGAAGCGCGTTGACCCAAGCGCCTGTGCGAATCCATTTCCCCAAGCCAGGTCGAAATTCCAGTTGCACCGCTGAGGGAACGCCGCGGGCCTCCGCATCTTCGACATGCCACTGAGCAAACCGCTTTGCTGCAATAACCAGCCGATGGGTTTCGCCGGCGTCGAGATTGGCAAATGCCCGCTCGGCTTCCTTCCTGTTCGTCATTGATCGTTTAGGGAACACGTCAAAAACATCGTCAAACGAGGCTCGCTCGCCACTCGTTAGAGAGGGGTTCGTTGAAAGGGGTACGTTAACATAGGTGCCGATCCTTGGGTCGGCAGGGGGTGCCGGTGTAGGGTCGGCAGGGGGTGCCGACCTGTCGGCAGGGGTAGCCACTACATCTTGTGTCGGGTCGGGTACGTCGAGCACAACTCGGTATTCGTGTGCACTGTCCCTTACGCCCTTGGTGTGAGCTTCGTTCTGAGGCCGCTTTTCCAGCCAGCCCGCTATGACCAGACGCTCGATCGAGGCCTGGACGGTAGATCGCGCGCAACCGATCTCACGGGCCATGACGACCTGCGACCGGCGGCACCAGCCTCTCTTGTCAGTATGCTTGCCAAAGACGCAGAGTACCTGCAGGTCACGCGGCTCTAGCCGTTTGTCCAGCACTGCATCGGCAGGGATAATTGAGAAGCGAGGGTCAGCCATTAGCGGCAATCGCCTCTTTGGCCTTGCCGTAGAGCGGCTTGGCATATGCTTTCCCCAGCAGGCTAGCCTCATATCGGCGCACGCCGTGCAACACGGTGGTATGGTCCCTGCCGCCAAGCCTGCGCCCTATGGCAGGTAGGTTCATGGCGGTCTCGGTCTTCATCCTGTACATGGCTTCATGACGGGCTGCGACGATGGGAGACGACCGCTGGCCGCCGATTAGCTCTGCAACAGTGATGTGGTGCTTTGTGGCGACCTCATAGACGATACGTTTCCACGAGGGCATGTCGAACGACAGGTCGGGTGTTGGCGCCTGAAGATGCTCGGTGTTGGCCGACCCAATGTGGATGAAGTCACGCTTGGCGCGGGGCTCAAGGCTTCGCCGCATAGCGGCCTGGAAGCGGCTATCCATCACCAAGATGCCGGCGCGCATTTCAGATTGCTTCGAGTATTTCCAGAATCCTTCGGAAAACCTCATGACCGGGCAGCCTCGAAGTCGGCGATCCATCGCGACACGGTTCCGTTGTGCTGATGGCGAAACCATTGAGCGATCGCAGGGATCGAGTATCCGGCATCACGTGCTGCGATCAGCACATCGCGACGGAGCGCCATGACCTGGTCGCTGACATACTCGTGGCGCTCGCAGCGGAACTTCTCGACGTCAGCACCATGCTCGATACAGATGCGCTCGATTAGGCTGGCCAGAACCACTTGGCTGGGCACGCGCACCTTGTCAAAGATTGGAGACTGCAGGTTCATGGCTTACCCTTCTTCCTTGATTGGGAGAGTTGTTTTGAAAGGCGGATGAGCTTGGTTTTGACCGAAGGATTCCGCTTGGGAGGGGTGAAGGCGGTCATGCTGCGGCCTCGTCAAACTTGGTCGCCTGGCTGCCCCACGACGCCCATCCGGGCCGGGATTGCCGAGCGAACAATTCGACGTATGGCCCGTCGAACATCGTCTGGATCCGCTCGTACTGCTCATCAGGCTTCCGGCTATGCTCACGGCGAGGCGCCCGAAGTGCGTCGCTTGGCATTACCTCGATGAAGTCGCGCACGCTGCGCACACCGGCGGGTACGGAACCTAGGCCAAACAGATCAGCCGGCAGTTCTGCGCGCAGGCTTGGATTCCCACGGGTGGCCAAAAGGCATGGCTCTAGATTTTTCCGAGTCCCGTACCCGCCGCCGAAAGCATATTTGCCCGTCTCGGGATTGAACTTGATCCACTCCCAGGCGAGCCCGGCAAACTCAAAGCCCCACGCGCGGATTAGTCGCTCCCAATTCGGCATGAAAGGCCACGTCATCCAGATGAACAGCGCGCAATCATCAGCAGCGAGAATGTCCACCGGCATTGCCGCGATCTCATCCATGGGCATGCAATCGTAGTGGGCTTGGGCAGATTTCCCCTGCCCCTTGTCGGAGAACTGTTCGAACGCCCACGGCGGATCAGCGAGGATCACCCGGTACCCGCCGATTGGGCGCATCTCGACAAACTGACGTGCGAGCGTCATGCGTCTTTCCCCTGCTTGAGAGAGGCGGACAAATCTGCAACCACATGGGCGCGAAGATGCGTCAGCCGTATTTTCTCGCCTGTTGCATCCTTTGGTGCCTCTGCATTGGCTATCCGGGATAGAGCCTGAAGCTTTTCTTCGGGGGTGGTGGTGGAGAGCATGGCTAGGCTGCCTTCGCCAAAACGGCTTTAACCTGTCTAGCAAGAGCGGCGACCGGGCCAGATGCTTTGCCCAGATCGCCTTCCGCTGTGCCGTCCCAAGTCACGTCTGCCGCAGCGGGGCACTGCTCAGAAAGCTTACGAGCAAGGTCCATCGCTTCGGTGAGAGCGCCGAAACTCTGAATTGGGAGCTTCAAGCTCGTGCGGGCATGAGTGACATTCCAAAGCATCGGTTCTTCGATATGCCGATGAGCGCAGAACTCCGCGCCTTCAAAGGGCACGAACCCGACTGTGAAAAATGGATCCGTTTTCGTGCGGATTTCGAGAATGAACTTGATAGGGTCGGTCACTCGTCGCCTCCTTGTGGTTTGTCAGTCGGTTCGTTCGGAAGGCGCTCTTTCCGCCGACCCCGCCGCCGCTCCCAAAAGAGCCTCAGCCTCATCGACAAGAGCGCGGCCAGCCGCCGAAGCGGTGATGGCCTTGGTAATCGCGAGTTCATGGGCAAGCTTGGCCTCCTGGCTTTGGATTTCGGCCGCAACAGCCAGTTCAAGTTGCTTGTAAAGATCGGCCCATATTCTCTTGGGCTTGCGATAGCGGAGCGCCCAAAGCACCTGCTCGGGCAGCTTGTGTTTCCGGGCCGCGCGTTGGCGGGCAGCGTCAATGGTGTCGCCGGGACCGCGATGCTCGCGCCTCACCAGCAAGTCGGCCCACGTGGCCGCTTCATCGACAACAGACAGGTCAGTCATAGGCGTTTGCTCCGGGAGCAAAGGATCTTTGCGCACGCGTCAATCCGTTCTCGTTAGGGTCAATCCCAACGAGGACGGCAGCCGCAGGAGTTTTGAGATGGCGAAGGGGCGCAACAGCGATACGCTTTACTGGCAGCTGATGCGCGAAGGCTTGAGGCCGAAGACCGTTGGCGCGGTCATGGCTTCGAATGAAAGAGCGGGCGTCTGCCGACTTGGCGACGGCCCGCAGGTTACCGCTGCAACCCCTGGAGGTAGGGGCGACGATTCTCGCAGCGGAGTGAGACTGGTCTGGATTAATCCGGCCATGACGAAGCGTGCTCGCAGCAGGGCGCGCTTGGTGATGATCGAATGATAGGGCGGAGAGGCAGGGGCGCGCTGACACTAGAGCGCACCCAGCACGAAGCAGGCCGTCAGGATAACGACCCAAGGGGCAAGCCCGTATGCGGCCAGCCATAGGCATACGCGTGACCGAGACGGGCTCACGAGACGAGCTCCATTTCCAGAGCCGCGATGATGTCGGCCTTACGCTTGGGCTCGATCTTGATGAGCGCCTGGGCGACGCGGCTTTTATCGGCATCGGACATCATCCGGCCGGCGACGTTCCACTTGATGCAGTCGATCAGCGGATCAGTGCCGTCGTACTGCATGACCGGGTAGAAGGCCGTTTGACCATCGAGGCCGACCGTGCGGCTGGCGCAAAGATACCGTGCCCATCCATCCAGGATCTCGTCACCAATCATCACGACTGGTTCGGACTTGGCCCCAGAGATATCGTCGGCAATGACGTAATGATCTTGACCGAAATCGCTGAAGGCTCCGGAATACTTGTGGCGCTTGATGTCGTCGCTGTGTCGGCGAACCCATTCCACGCCATCGCCCGCTACTGTATCCGCCATGGTCTGTGCGCGGGTTACAGGGCCGTTCGCAGCATCAAGGGCGCGCTTGATGATCTTGCGACCCGCCTCGGTCTTGTTGCCTTCAATGAAAGCCTTGACCAGATCAGCGTCGACGTCGCTCAAATCAACGGCAGCACGCATCGGCGGCTGATAGGGTTCATCCTCTGGCGGAGCCGCCACCATGCCCAACGCCCCCATGTAGAGGTCGAGAATGGCTTCGTGCTCCATCCGGTCGCTGGCATCCTGCTTACGGAGGCGCACGATCTCGCGGATCACCTTTGTATCGAAGCCATTACCCTTGGCCTCGGAGTAGATTTCCTTGATGTCGCCCGCGATGGCCGATTTTTCTTCTTCCATGCGCTCGATGCGCTCGATGAACGCACGGAGCTGGTCTTGGGCTACGCTCTCTTCGGCCATCTATGCGACTCCAGAATTTATGTGAGCAGCGCTTACACTATGAACGTGGATCAGAGCGATCGACCGGGCGCGTCCCGGGATGCGGGTGACAAAGCCACGGTCGACCAGCGCGGTTACAAGCGCCTGGGCATGGCTAAGGCTGATGCCGAGGCCACGAGCCATCTCACGAAGGGATGGTGCCGGGTCGCGCTCATTGGCGCATTGAGCTTCGATGAACGACAGCGCCGACAACTGAGGGGCTGTCAGGCCGAAGCGCGAGGCGGTAGGCTTTGGCCCAGCCTGCTGCCCAGCCATGAATGCGAGAGCAACCATCTCGACCTGTTCGGTTTCGAGATGTGCATCCCAATGATCCGCCGCCCACTGATAGATTTCTGGTGGAATATTGGCCGGGATGGTCATGCTGCGGCCCCCTCAGATCGCGGCGCAAAGAAGTCAGCAGGCTTCACCAGCCCATCGCTCACCCGCTCGATTTCCTCGATTACGGAGAGCGTCAGATGCTCACCACGCATGTAGCGGTGGACCTGTTGCCTGCTCTTTTTGAGCTTCTTGGCGAACTCGGTTACGGTGGAGTGCTGTCTTATGTAGGTTTCAAGCTGCATGTAACAGTTTTTGCTACATCACAGGTCGCATGTCAAGCGCACTGTAACATTTTCTGGCATAGATGCGGCAACGGCCATGGCCAATAACTGTCGCATGGCAAATTGGCTCGCACCGTTCCTCGAGAATTCACCAGTTACCTCGCAGGAGGAGCTTGCGGACAAGCTCGACGTGTCGCGCGCCACGATCAATCGGCTGGCAAATGACCACTCGAAATTGAAACGCGATCGCGCTGAGGCGATGGCAGCACTGCTGAAAGTGACTGCGGAAGACCTAATGCTAAATCGCTTGCCGTGGGCGGCGAAGACCAGCCCACCGGTGGATGACGCCGCCGTGACGCGGGGTAAGCGCCTGGGCAAGGCAATCCTCGTCGCAACCGTCGAGGCCGGCGCTTGGCGTGAGGTTGACGAGCTCGATCAATCTGACCCGGAGTGGGTCGCCGTGCCGCCCGACGATAAATACCCAGACGCGACACAAGAGGTTTACGCCGTTTCTGGCGACAGCATGAACGCGCTGCAGCCCCATCCTATTACGCCTGGCTCCCGTCTGGTCGCCGTGCGGTACGACGAGATCGCGTTCCGCGCGCCGCTCCGCGATGGGCTTGTCGTTGTCATCCAGCGGTCACGCAATGGCGGCCAGGAGCGCGAGCTATCGGTAAAGCAAGTCGCCTGGTTCGATGACCGGATAGAGTTTCAGCCGCGATCTACAAATCCAAAACACAAGCCGATCGTAGTCGAGCACGACACCTGGGAGGATAACGGGGTCGAGGTCGCGATCGTGGGGTTGGTTAGAGATGTCATTCACAGGCTGCCGGGATAATCGGAGGGGGAATTTATGGCCAATCAAGGGGGCGGTGCCTTAGTGTTTCTGGCACTTGGCGGGCTATGGTTTTGGCTGGGGAACCCAAGCAAAGATGCGGCCGATTGGTTCTATAAGACCGATGCGGCGCCATGGGAAAAGGTTGACGCGTTTTACTACCCGAGCAAGTTCGACCTATCCGTCTGGCATTCCACAAAGGGCTTAAAGAACGCAGAAGCCTGTCGAGACTGGGTCTATGAGATGGCTGCGGTGCGCGCTGATCCAGGCCTTGTTCGTGGAGACTATGAATGCGCCCTTGGTGCACCTTACAACTCGAACGGCATGGAGGTGTACCGCGCTACCGTCAAATAGTGCGGTCCACAAAAGCGCCGGCATCACTGCAACCGAGACAAATCAAACGCCCGCAGTATGCTCTGTATTTCCATCACCGCCATCGGATCGAGATGGCACATGGTCATGGCTCCATCAGCCCTCGGTTCTTCACCAGGCTCAGGCAGCTTGTTCATGATCGGCACGACAGTGAATTCGTCGTCGCCGCTCAATGGTCCGAATGGCTCGATCCTGAACCGGTAGAGCGGGAAATGCGCCTCAAGGTATAGGCTCAGGCGCTCGGCCGCCCACTCTGTCGCCTTGCCCTGGTTCGCTGGCGCAATGACGATGAAGTCCTTCACGCTATGCTGCATGGCGCGATCCAGCGATTTTGAACGCGACAATTTCAGCGAACGGCGCCTCACATTTCGGGCAGCGGAACTGCATATTCCTCACCTCGGGGAATTCCATCAACTGATCGCCGTCCATTGGCTCGCCCTGCCCCGCCGGCAGCACTACGCTTTGCTGGTACAATTTCGCGCATCCTCCACACCGCACGTGGAGCAAGACCGAGCTTCCGTCACACATCGCCGCCTCCTTCTGTTCCTGTTATGTTCTCATTAAGACCGGGAACACAGAAAGAGTCGAGTCGCAAAACCCGTAAAATGCCAGCAAAGGGTGATGTTGCAGTTTATGCTACATCACAGTTGACAGTGTAGCATAAACTGTTACATTGTATCCATCAGATCAGCGAGGCGAGCGCCTCTATGGAGATGGAAATGAAGCACAGCAAGGAAGCAAATCTCGGTCACGGCTGGATGGCAAAGCTTCATTCGGCCGACGGCGTCGAGGCGCTGTGCCTCCGCAATACCGAAACTGGTGGGCTGATCAATCTCCCCGATGAGAGCGTGAAGCGCCTGCGGGCAATCTTCGACGCCGTCGACGGCAAGGTCGCCGCTTAGTCCCTCCCCCTGGGCGGCGGGTTTGGCCAATAACCGGCCCGCCGATTTCTCAATGCCTGAAGTCTCTGAACAGCAGCTCGCCGCCTTTCATCGGGTGATGCACGAAGCCGCGGCTTTTGCGGCCAGCATCCAGCGCGACGAAACCGGCGACATCATCGGCGACCATTTCACCGGGAATGGAAACGGCGGGAACATTTCCAGAGAAAGCCTAATCGCCAAAAGCCGACTTCAACTCTCACTCAATGCGCTGACGATCAGCAGCAAGGAAGGCTGAACCATGACCCATGGCATTACGACCGATCGTCGGTCCTGGAAGATCTATGATCGCAAGCCTCGCGTGGCTTTCGTGCCGGTTTCGCCAGAGGTGAAGGCTCGCACCGGCGCGCTGATGGATGAGGCGCTTGAGCGCATCGCATCTGGGCGAAGCCTGAGGGGCATGGAGAAGATCAAGGATCGTGAAGCACGCGTCGCCGTTGAAGGCGATACCGATGGGAACCACGACAATTTCGAGCCAGCGCAATGAAGACGGCGCTCTTGCCCCATCCCTTCAAGCCTCTTCGTTCTTTCCTGGCCTATGCCGTGGGAGACGAGAAGATCGAGCTTAAGCCGGAATGGTCTGGCGTTGTTGCAACGCCCGCGCTTCGGACTGTCGAGCCAGCTGAGCGCGCAGCATGAAAAAGCTCTCCGACAATGAACGCGAGCTTTTGCGCCGGGTCGCGGCGGCCGGCGGCTCGCATTGCTTCAGCGCCGACGACAACATTCCTGGCGCCGGCCACAAGGCTTTCCGCTCTCTGGAATACCGCGGCTATCTGACTGTTGAGGCGACCGACGACGGGCCGCTGGTGGCCCTGCTCCCGCTCGGGCAGTTGGAGGTCGACAATGGTGGCCTTTAACTTCCAGCCCCAATTCGTTGACGACATTCGGAGCGGCAAGAAGACCCAGACCATCCGCCGGCGCGCTAGGGCGAAAGAAGGCGACCGTCTGCAGCTCTATACCGGCATGCGCACCAGCCATTGCCGCAAGATAATCGAAGCGGACCCCATCTGCATCCTGACCAACTACATTCACTTGCAGCCTGACGGCATCACCTTCGGCAACGCGAGCCTGTCCCCCAGCGCCGACGAGTTCGCGCGCATGGATGGATTTCGCGACTATGCCGACATGCATGCTTGGTTCGCTGAGCGATACGGCAGCCCGTATTTCGTCGGGGCATTGGTCAGGTGGAGGCTTGACGATGCCCAGGCATGAGTTCGGCAAGCCCGTGAAGCGTGAAGCCCTAAAGCGCTCCGAAGGCCGCTGCGAGGCGATTGGCGAGGTCTACGGCCTATCCGCCGGCCAGCGCTGCAATGCGCCTCTGAGCCATGGCGTCGAGTTCGATCACTACCCATCGCCGGCTGGCGACCCCGGCAGCGACACAATCGAAAACTGCGTTTCGTGCTGCCGCACCTGCCACAGCTTCAAGACCCGCACCTATGACGTGCCACTGCAGGCCAAGGGCAAGCGGGTCAGCGACAAGCACCTGGGCATTGGTCGTGCTTCCGCATGGCCGCAAGCCCAGCGGAAGAAAGCCCCTCCCCAGCACAACGCAACACGCCGTCTGACCAAGGGTGTCGGACTGGCATATTTCGAGGATCCCCAGCCATGAACTCGACTGTAAACCAAACGCCTGAGACGATCAGGGCGAACCATCAGAGCTTGCTGACGCCTGCGGAGAATAAGTTCCATGTCGGCAACGGCGGCGACGGCAAGCACTATTGGCTGACGCCGCCCGAATTGTACGCGCAACTGGACGCTGAATTTGGCTTCACATTTGACCCCTGCCCCTACCCCCTGCCGCCCGGCTTCGATGGCCTGACATGCGAGTGGGGTCAGTGCAGCTACGTCAATCCGCCGTTCGGATCCATCATGCACGAGGGCAAGAAGAAAGGCCCAACGGCATGGGTCCGCAAGGCCATCGAGGAATGGCAAAAAGGCAAGACCGTCGTCCTGGTTTACCCGGTCGATAAGTGGCTGCTGATGATGGTCAGGGCCATCTTTGGCGAAGCGGCTGACATTCGAAACCTGGGCGATGTGAAGTGGGTCGCCACGGAAGATCGAAGCGTCGGCAAGGGCACAGGCAGGCACATCGCGGCTTTCATCCTGCGAGCAGCATCATGACCCAGGCTGAGACGATCAGGGATGACGGCGGGCCTGCGTTTGCGGGGCATGGAAGCGCAGAGTTTCAGCGCGACCACAGCGGCATGAGCTTGCGCGATTATTTCGCAGCGCAGGCTATCGCGGCAATCATCATCGGCAATGACGCAGACGTTAGTGCCATGACAGTCGGCGCAGCGAAGGATGCATACGCCGTTGCTGACGCCATGCTGGAGGCCCGCAAGTGACCCCTCCCGATAGCCTGAGCGATCTGCTGGAGCGGTGCCGAAAGGCGACGGGGCCGGATAGCAGCATCGATGTTGCTTTGCTCCCTTTTTGGGCACCGGATCACGACGCGCTGAAAGCGTATGACGCCCAGTACGAGACAGAGTTTCGTGACGGCGGGTTCTCTGTCTGGAAAAAAGACGGCGGATATTCCGCCAGCACCCCCTTCCCGCGCTTCACCGCCTCCATCGACGCAGCCCTAGCGCTGACAGAGCGGTTGCTGCCGGGGTGGGTTGTGTCGGACTTAGCGCAGGCCCCGCGCCTCGCTGGAGACCCGTGGGGTTGTGGGTTGGCGGTTTATTACGGCAGCGACCCATCGAAGAGCCAATCGGCTCATTCGGGATACGACTTTCCGACTGCGCCCCTCGCCATTCTCGTCTGCCTACTCCAGTCATTAATCGCCAAAGGTGAAGCATCGTGAGCAAATTTGGCCGGTTTTACACCAACGAAGAGCCGCCGCGTAAACTGGTGATCCTGGGACGCAGCGGCATCAGCCCCGATGTCTTGGTTGCACATGACCCAGACAAGGAGGGTGAGGTGCTTTGGATTGTCGAGAATGGAGATACCAAAGCGACGAACTTCTTCGTCTGCCACAAGCCTTATCGCGCCGTTCGCATGCCTGAAATTGGGGCGAAGCCATGACCACCCAAACGATCATCCCAAGCGAGGAACGGCTGCCCGATTTCTATGATGAGCGGGTCCAAGCAATTTACGCCATCCTTTGCGACACATCTCCCCCGCCCGATGGCGAGCATTGGGAGGGGTTCTGCGCTCGCCGCATCGTCGCACGCACCTCTAGCGCTGTGCCTGCGGTGAAGTGGGGCGATGCTGAAACCGTGGGCAACCTCATCGCGCAGTTGCAGACGTTCGACCCCGCAACGCCGATCTATGGCGTCTTCCACGCTGACGCGGGAGATGGGCGGAAAGCTCGTATTCGTGGGCTGACTTTGTCACGAGAACGGGTAAATGGCAGGCTGATCGATACCGGAAATGTCTTGGTCCCGTATGCCATTGTTGCGTGGTCCGCGCCAGACGAACGCCCATCTACGGAGCCGAGCGAGGAGATGGTGGAGGCGCTGAGGCCGTTCGCTGATATCGCCAACGAATACGACGATGCCGAGGATGATGATTTTCAGGTCTGGAAAGATTTTGACGTCATGGGCGCCTCTTTGCCATTGAAGCATTTCCGCCGCGCCCGCGCCGCTCTCAACGAAAGCCAGTCAAAATGAGCGAGGATATTTTCAGGATCGGATCGTACATCGGCGTCTTGCTTGGGCTGGGCTACGGAGCGGCCTTCGGAACCGGATGGCATACAGGGTTTCTTGCCGTGCTTTGCGTCGGTTGCATATTGTTTTGCGCTCGCCGGCTGAACGAGGTTCGCCATGACCAGTGAACAGCATATCTCCGATGCCGCGCTAGAGGCGTGCCCATTTTGCGGCGGGCCAGCCAAGGCGCCAATCCACTACAATGGGACCTGGGAAACCGGATGCGCCGGCCCGCACGAATGTCCTGGCACGGATGTTCTCGTCCCGCTCGCCGCATGGAACCACAGATCGCAACCTACCCAGCCTATGGCTATGACCGAAGCAATGGTCGAGCGTGCGGCGATGGCACTTTACGATAACGATGGCGCTTGGGCGAGAGAGCTGCCATGGGCGAAACTCCTAAAGTCCGAAGCGGATAGCTATCGTGAGTTGGCCAGAACTGTCCTGCTAGCCTTATCAATGGACCAGGGTATCGACGCGACAAAAGCCGCACTGATTGCCGACCTTGATAGACGTGCTGAGTATTTGAAAACTCCGGGAATGTCGCATGATCGAGAGCGCACCGTGGCATTGTTAGAGCGCGCGTCTGCATATCTTTTAAGCGGGGCCGGGCAATGAGCGACAAGCCAAAATACGATTGGGTCGCAACCGCACGGTGGGCTTATTGGGCGCGCCTTGGCCTCGTGAAGCCGCAGGAGATCTCCAGTGATGAATAGCCCCCAAATCACTGATGAGATGGTGGACGCCGTATGCCAAGTCCTGTGGGACGGCGATGTGGATTGGATCACGGCCTGCTATTTGGCCAAGTGGGACCGCACGCGACCAGATTACTGCATAGACACCATCGGCCTGCGCAAAAAGGTTAGAAGCGCACTGGCGGAAGCCCTGGATATCCAGCCGTCGCCGCCCACCAGCGATGCGAACGCTGTTCTAGCGAATGAGTTGGCCGATATCTGCGCTGGCGACACGGTGGATGAAGATCAGGCAACTGCCATCCTGCGGGCCAAGGTCTTCATCGAGGACCACGGCCTTGTGTTCCCGACGCCTTCGTCTCGCATCGTCGGCCATATCTCCCCCATAACAGAGAAGGTGGCAGAGGGGTGGGTGCTTGCCCCAAAGATTGAAACCGACGAAATGTGCGAGGCCGGCCTAGAGGCCCTGCGCGAAAATCTCGGGCACACCGCCGTCATCGCTCGGGACGTTGCCGCCTGTTACCGCGCTATGATCGCTGCCGCCACATCATCTGAGGGAAAGCCATGAGCGCCCGAACCATGGACGCGCGTGTTGCTGACGGCGATACCTACCGAGGGCTTAAACGCTTCATTGCCGATACCTTCCCCGACGTTCATTGGGAGGTCTATAGCTGGCACCAATACACCGGAAGCCCCGACACCTGGGAGGAAGGCAAAACTTTCTTGATCTACGGCGGTCTTGTGGACGGTTGGAAATATGGCCTGCCGCAATTCAAAGCGCCGGATGGCGATGAATCGGCAGTAATTGGGGCGCTTTACGACCAGATTGAGGTGTGGTGGCGCGAGCGCAACCCCGGCCTACCGATGCGTGTTTTTAATGCCGTGCGCGCTGCTCTAACCTCGGGGCGGCCATGAACAGCTATCGTCATAAGGCAGGGGCACTGGCATGGACTGTTGCGGCATGTATTGCCGGCGGATTTATCCTCTGGCTACAGTTCATTCAGCCCATATGGATTGCTACTGAGAAACTGGTGAGGGGGTGGTTCGGATGAGCCGCGCCCTTTCCATCACCAAGCGCCAGGCCAAGTCTCTGCTGCAGGCTGCCGAGGAAGAGCATGGCATTGTCGAGGTCGAGACCAAGATCGGCATTGTTCGGCTGATCCCGGCTTCAATGGTCCGGAGAGACGAAAAGCTTGACGAGGAGCCGAAAGGCTACTTCTGATGCCCGACATGCCACGTCGCCGCAAGCCATATACCCAGCGTGAGAAGACGCGCCATGGAAAGACCGTCTGGTACTTCCGGCGAGGCACTGGTGCGCGCGTGCGGCTGCCGGGCGAATATGAAAGCCCGGAATGGCTCGCTGCGTATGAGGCGGCTTTGGGCGGCCTGCCGCCGCCGGCGCCGACCGCAGGCGGAACCTTCCGGTGGCTTGTCGAGCGATATAAGGCCAGCGCCAAGTTTGCGGGTCTCGCCAAGGAAACGCAGGAGAACCGATCGGGGATTCTGGATCGCGTCGTCAAGACGGCCGGCGACCTTCGCCTGAACCAGGTTACGCGCAAAATGCTGGCCGAGGGGCGAGACCGCCGCGCTGCCACGCCGTTTGCGGCGATCAATTACCTGAAGGTCATGCAGCAGATTTTCACCTTCGCTGTCGATGCCGGCTACATGGCCGAGAACCCAGCAAAGGGCATCGACCGGCCATCGCCGGCCACAGACGGCCACCACACATGGACCATTGAAGAAGTGCGCCGATACCAGGCGCGGTGGCCAGTGGGAACGCGCGAGCGGCTTGCCATGGATCTGTTGCTCTATACTGGCCTGCGCCGCGGCGACCTGGTGCAGATCGGCCGGCAGCACGTTCGCAACGGCATCATCCGATACCGAGCCACAAAGAATGGCGTCGAGATCGTCTTGCCAATGCTGCCTGTGCTGCAGACGACCATCGACGCTGGGCCAACTGGCGATCTGGCTTTCCTCGTCACCATGCGGAATACGCCGTGGAAGAAAGAATCGTTCGGAACGTGGTTCAGGGATGCGTGTATTGAGGCCAAGGTGCCGGGCCGCGCTCATGGGCTTCGCAAAGCGGGCGCGACATTCGCTGCCGAGAATGGGGCGAGCGATCAGCAGCTGATGGCGATCTTCGGGTGGACAAACCCGGAGCAAGCGGCGGTCTACACGCGAACCGCCAGCCGCGCAAAAATGGCAGCTATGGGGGTGGGGATGCTTATCCCTACCCCCGAAAATGGGGACCAATCGGGAACGACTATTCCCGCACCTATCGACCCGGTGCGGGGGAAAGGCGAAAAAGACCAATGAAAACAATTACGTTTTTTGCACCTTGCGATCCTGCCGGGATCGCCATATTCTCTATATTTCTCAAGGATTTCAGAGGCGAGGCCCCGCACCGGGCCAAATTTCGTGCCTTTGATTCCTTTGAAGGATTCCCAGCGTCGCCCGCACCGCTTGCCCATCTACCAGGGCCAGAATAGTCTCCGGTATGCATCTTTATCAGTGGACCACCGACGACGATGAGGTCGCGCTCGACGCGATCACCGTCGGCATCGGCGACGATTCGCCCGCGCTCGAAGCCGCTGGCTTGTCGCCAGTCGAACAGACCGCCAACGTCTATTGGCCGGACTGGGTGACCTGCGGCGATGTGGTCAAAGCAGCCATGGAAGGCCCCTACTCCGTTCCCGAAGCGCTTGAGCGCGCGGAACTGTTGTGCGCCCTCTGGGCTTACAACCGCGTGGTGATCGCCATCCAGAGCCGCTCCACCTGGCGCCGGGAATGGGGCGAACTTCGCGAGATGGAGGGCTTGGACTGATGTGCGGACGCTTCACCAATGAGATGACCTGGTCTGAGCTGCATGCGCTCTACAGCATCCACAATGCGCCGCCGCCAAAGACCAACATGCAGCCGCGATACAATATCGCCCCGACCCAGGAGGTCCACTTCGTGCACCTCGACAAGGTGGGGAATCGCGAAATCGACAGCGGCAGATGGTGGCTGGTGCCGTTCTACGCCAAGGAACTGCCGAAGAATGCCATGTTCAACGCCCGCGTCGAGACGGTTGATACGTCAGGCGCCTTTCGCGAGGCATGGAAATCGCGCCGCTGCCTGATCCCCGCCGATGGCTATTTCGAATGGACCACGAGCGAGGTCGACGGCAAGAAAGACCCTTGGCTCCTGCAGATGCCCGATGCCGCGCCGTTTTCATTCGCCGGCCTCTGGGCACATAACGACAACCTGGGCGTTACGAGCTGCACCATCATCACCGGCCCGGCCGTGCCCGAGATCGCGCAGATCCACACCCGCATGCCGTTCATTCTCACGCCCGAAGCCTACGACGCATGGCTCAGCCCGGAGACGCCGGCAGACATGCTCAAGAGCGTGCTGGTCGACGGCCAGATGGATCACCTGCTGACCTTCCATCGCGTCGGCCGCGAGGTGAACAATTCACGCTATGAAGGCACCGACACCAAGAAGCCGTTGATCAACTCGCTCTAAGCGTCAGGGCTTGCCCTTCTTGTTCTCCGGCGGTTTGCCATCCTGCCAGTAAATTTCGTCGGTCCATCGCCATATCTGCCGAGGCCTCCGGATGGTCAGGGCGCCGTCATCATCGAGGTGAGGGAAACGATGGCTGATGTGCATGTATTCGTATTTGCCGCACTGCGAGCACCGCTGAAACAGGTCTTTGACCAGGAATGTGGCTCCGTAAAAAGCCAGCCAGATCAGACGCTAGGAAATAGGTGGTCCGCCTGCAGAGATTGCAACGAACCACAAAGAGCCTGCCGTCCCTCGCAATGTCCGCGATCGTCAGGCTCTCGATCTGGCGCCGGCTTGGCGTCATGCCCATGGTTAGGCACGTCGGCCGCTGGTAACGACGTTGTCCTGCCAGGCCAGAGATTTTTTGACGAAGGTCACCGAGAAGCCGTAGCGCCTGGCAATCTGCCCCGGCGTCAGGCTGGCGTCCTGCGCTTTCGCCCAGCGAACGATCGCGGCTTTACTCGGTGGAATGGCAATGGACATGGTCGACTCCTTGGCAAGGCGTCGAGTCATAAAACTAGAACGAAATGAGAACAAGCCGGGCAACCGATCAAATGTCGAGATGGTCCACAGGCGCATCGGGCCATAGCGGAACGCCTCGGGCGGGCACGAGGACGTCGACCCGCACCATCTCCCACTTGCCAGTTGGATCGCAGACGAGACATCGTCGCGACATCCAGGGGCTTCCGCCGATCACATGCAGGTCCAATTCCATCTTCCGTCCACAGTGCGGGCAGATCTGGCGCAGAATCAAGGGTAGATTTCTGATCTCGTGACCCAGAACGGGTGGCACCTTGAATATATCTCGGCAAATACCCCGTCCCGAAGCACGTCGGGTCGGACATCGATAATGTAATGCCGCGTGATGTTTGCGCCCAGCGGCCTCGCGGGGCCCGGATCGCCTTCCGCTCGAAAGGCAAGCTGCCGATACGACGCCCCCAGCTCGCCAGCAAACCAGGAGAACCCTTGCGGCTCGCATTGCCTATATTTGGTGTATCCGAAGACCACACGGGACTGGCCATCGCCATAGGGCTCGACGCTGGCTAGTTGGAACTTGGAATATGCTGGGAAGAGCTTCGTCTCGACATAAGGGCCGATCGTAAAGACGCCCATGTAGAGCACCAGGGCAGCCACGCTCGACAGGATGAAGTTGACAGCATCTTTGCGGCTCATGGCGCCAGCCCTCCGCGGATAATGAAAGTGGCGAAGGCCACGATGATGGCAGAGACGAAGATCCAGAGCGCCTTGGCGAACGTGCCCTTGATCGAGGATATGTCCGCCTTCATGCTGGCGACGTCGGATAGCAGGGCCTTCGTGCGCTCTGCATCGCCCGCGTCTGTGACTCTGCGCTCCTGATGCGCTTCGTCGTGCTTATCAAGGCGTTGGCCTGCGCTTCGAAGTTCATCGGTAAAGGCCCCCAGTGTCCTAGCCTGGTCGGCCTGATTGCGCTCCAGCGTATCCATGCGCCGCTGGAGAGCCGCAACGTCGTCACTTAATGCCATTGCGGCCCTCATAGTATGAAGTGGTCAGGTCAGCGGCCGAAGCGTTCCGCAATGCGCTCCAAAATGGTCTTCGGCTTTGGGGCGGCAACGGCCTTGGCCTCGATTTCGCTAGCGGCTCGCGTATCCGGCTTGACGGGGATCTGCTGCTTATCGCCGGTCACAACATGCGTGCCGACTGTCGATCGGAACGACCAGACATAGCCCCAGAGCGCGACTACGATACCGCCGATGGCAATGGCGATGTTCTGGGGGGATGCGGCGCCGGTCAGCACTTCGGCTATCGCCGCCTGCACATAAGGCGGCAGAGCGGCGTAAACCTGGGAGACGAAGACCACGACGCCCCCAACCTCAAGAGCACGCCGAAATAGCCATGCGACGATGACGTTCTGAAACATGTGGTCCTCCTAGAACCGGACTTTGGTGATAAAGAAAAGGCCCGCCGCAGCGAGCCCGAGAACCACGATGATGATGGCAGCCCAATTGGGACCGGGCTTGTCCTTGGTATCGGCAGGCACAACGATGGGGATAGGCTTCGGGGTCGGGGTTAGGATGGGTGGCACGGCGACGGCTGTCTTCACCTGCACCAGGATGGCCTCGACACGCTCCGCCGCCACGAGGGCTTTGTTCTGGCCGTCGCCGGCATAGTAGGACTGTCCGCGCACGAGATCGCGATGCGCTCCCTTAGTCGGCGCGAGAACGGGGAAGCTCGCCCATTCCTGCGCCAAGCGCTTGCCAAATTCGGTGGCGCTGATCTGCCCCGACATGAACGCGTCATAGCCACGCCGCTTGAGCAGGTGATAGGCCAGCCGATCCTGCAGGTTTCCGTCCAGGATCTGTGAACCGCGAACGCCAAGCTCCTCTCGTAGCCCCTTGAGGGTCGCCTTCATGAACTGCGCTGCGCCAGTGGCGGATGATCCGAATTTGCGGGACCAACTAGCCTGGGCTGCTGCGACCTCGTCCAGTGTCATCTTCGTAAGCGGCTTGGCCAGCTTGTTCTGGTTGTGGCCATAGATGACCTCGTAGCATTCAGGCGGCTCGCGACTCGTCTCCGTCCGATAAATGAACGCGAGCAAAAGCGCAGCGCCGGGCGGCACTGTCTTGTCCATGATGGTCTCCAGTGATGTTGTTGAGGTTAGCTCAGCGCCCAAACGCTCGTGTCGCTTAGTGGTCCGCCAAGGATATAGACTTCGCCCTTGTGGACGCAGGCAGCGTGGGCATGGCGCGCCGCAAAGGGCGCTTCGCCCAGGTTCCGCCAGGAGCCGCCGGGCTTGAGGGCAATCACATCGCGCGTGTTGACGCCGTCAAAACCCCCAATGCTGACGACATGCCCCTTATAGGCGACGACGGTATTATACCGCCGTGCCGATATCGGGATCGTCCCGGCCGAGATCCATGTCTTGAGGTCCACGCTGGTATAAACGGTATTATAATAGGTGTCGGCATCACCTTCGGTCGTGTAGTGACCGCCACCGACCATCCAGTATTTTCCGTCGACAAAAGGCACCCCAATCACAGCAGACATCGAGCCGAAGGCGAGGCTGGTGGTTTCCTGCACCCAGCTCGCGCCCTCGTCTACCGAACTCCATGCGTCGAGATAGTAGTTTGGCGACATGCCGACGGGGTCGCTGGCAAAGTCGTCAAAGGTCTGGCCGGCTAGAACCCAAAGCTTGTTGCCATCCTCCGCCGCCATGTGTAGGCAGCGGCGGCCCCATGGCGCATTGGCCGTGCTCTGCACCCAGCCATTGACGGCATCGTAGCGCCAGCAATCCTTCTGATAGTGCCCCTTCTGGGTATCACCGCCCAGGACGTGCAGCTTGCCCTTGTGCTTGATCCAGCCCGCGGAGTGGCGGCCATCCCATGGCGCATTGGCCAGCTGCGTCCAGGTCTGCCCATTGTCACTGCTGCGCCAATGCTCATTGACGGTGGGGTCCAATGGCCACGCCGTTGGATTCCATCCGCCCAGCAAATGCAAATCGTCGCCCAGAGACAGCAACCCGAGCCCGTCACGGCCCGTCCATGGCGAAGACGCAGCAGCGCGACGCCATTGTCCGTAGAGCTCCGCGCTAGGGAGGTTCTCCTGCGTCCTCCACAACCAGCCGGCACTTTGCTGTGCCACCGTAGCTGCCGCTGTTCATGCGAATGGCGCCAGATACCGCACCCACCCGGATCTTGTAAGTGTGAACCGCCGTATCGCCGGGCACCCATTCATAAATGAAGCCAACATCTTCAGAATATCCCGCCGGCGCCACGCCCACGCCGGTTTCACGCGCGCTTGTTTCACTGTCGATAAAAAGCGCCGCGGCAATGGCCGGATCCCCAGTCTGTGCGGCGCCCTTGCCGGTGAAGACGACCTTCACTTTTGCCGTCGGCGTCGACGCTGCAAAATCCAGGGTCATGATCTGCGTACCCTGGCTGCTCGACGGCGGCGAGGCTCCGGGATTCATCACCGTGGCCATCGAAGCATTGGATGCATAGGTGACCGATGCGGTGCGCGGCCCGGCAATCGCGCGTACCTGTGCCGTGCTCAGGTCTTGCGGCGTCCCTGTCCCTGCGCCGGCGGCGCGGCCCTTGAATGTGCCCTGGGCCATGTCAGCCAGTTGGGCATTCTCGGCCTTCCTCCATTCCGAACCGGTCTCGTCAGCCTTGGCGCGCAAGAGCTTGCCCCCGTCACCGGACGTGACGGGCGGAATGTTCACACCAGCCGCTGAAGCCGCGGCCTGGTCCCGAAATTCTTCCGCCTCGTCCCTGAAAGTCTCGGCATCGCCGATGACGGCAGCCGCCTCGCCGACGACCTCCAGCAGCACTTGCCTTATGTCGGATTTCTTGGGGCTGAACGCGCCCGAATTCGGGTCGCCAATAGGCAACGGCGCCGCGGCCGGTTCGCCGGGCAGGCCGTCGCCAGTATAGCGCTTGAATTCGCGATAGACGCGATTGACCGTATCGATAAAGGACATGTGGGCCTCAACGGAAACGCCCGCAGATGCGGGCTACAAAATCGGGATGGGTTACAAAGCTAGACCGTGATTTCAGCCAAGGGGCTCGTCCATGCACCGCCGGAGCCCAGTGGCCCCCGCCAGCGCGCCCGCACCTGGTACATGCCCGAAGCGTCGGGCCCGAAAATCCCAGTCAACGCGCCGGGACTCACCTGCATTTCCTGCCAAAGCGAGCCGGCGCCGGCGCGGATCTGCAAATGCAGGTCGAGATCGTCTCTTTCGGGATCGTCCACCTCTGCCTGCACGTATCCAGGATCAGGCTCGCTCAACACCAGTCCCGTTGGGACAGGGAAAGTCAGGTCGGGGCTAGTGTCTTCCGGCAGCGGCGCCGACTGGCCTTCTTCGGCGCTCGTCCACAGATAGGCCGCCTCGCTGATCGATAGTACGCTCGTTTCGACGGCCGTCAGGTCTGGCCGAAGGCTTAGGCCAGCAACATAGAAGGCATCATCGATTTCGAGCTCCGGCAGCACCAGCCTGGCGGTTCGTTCGCCCAGCACATCGAGGCCGGCAATATTGGTGGCCACTGTCCCCTTCCATGCGGGGTTGGATTTGGCGACATGGATCTTTGCCAACCTCCGCGCCTGCGAGGCCGAGGGCACCATATCGAGCATCAGGCTAGCTTGCAGCACGCCGCGCTCAGCCTGGTCGGCCAGGTCGCTCCAGGCCGTCGCCTCCATCGTCTGGAAATCGTGGTCCGCCGAGGTGTAAAGGATTTTGAGTTCATTGAAGGCGGAGAACCGGTTGTTGCCCTGCTCCATAACGTGGCCGAGAATGTCGCGTTCGCGGATCGTGACGGTCGGCGCGGTCCACTTGCCACCGCGAATGGCCACCTTGCCCGAAGCCGTCTGGTAGAACTCGGCATCGCAAGCCGCCCGCATCTTGGCCAGGACATCCTGCGGATCTTCGTCCAGGCGGTAGATGCCCCAGATCCGATAGCGCGGCTCGGTCCCGCCCGCCGCCAGAGGAATGGCCTCGGCGCAGATATCCGCAAAGGCCTTGAAGCTGTCGATGTCGACATCATCCAGGGTCTTGTTATAGCCGTCCTTATGGGTCAGGTAATCGAGGATGCACAGCGAGGCATTATCGCTCCAAAGCCACGTCTCCTCATCGTCAGGGTCTTGTGCGGGGTCGCGCGGATCATAGACCAGCGATAGCCGGCATTGCGCGCGAACCGGGGTATTGTAGCCCTCGGGGAAAATGGCCTGATAATCGTCCGCCGGTGGCGAGTTGAAGGCAACGAACCAGTTGGCAATGCCGCGCAGCCGATGCGCCGACGTCCAGATGCCCGGCCAGGCCGCGAGCATAGCGGCATGCGCCGTCTGGTCGGCAGTTCCCAGCTGCGGCAGAATACGCAGATACGAATAGAATGGGCTGCTGATGCAGTACCCCGAAGCATCCAGAAGCACTGCCTTATCGCCAACGAAGAAGCGCTCGATGGCATCGATCCGCCCGTGATGCGCCATGACGATCTGGTAAAGCGTTCCGCCCGAACTATCCCAGAAGGCACGCGTGCCACCCAACTTGGCCTTGCCATAGCCACGGATGCGCGGCCCCACGGCCTGGTTGATCGTCGCTTGTGCCTGGGGCGTCGAGCTTTGTGGCGCCTTCCCTCCAGCGAGCAGGGCGCTGACGCCCAGCAATGCGGCGCCGACGGCAATGTTTGCGATCACGCCGGCAAGAAACGCGCCGAATGTCGCCGTCAGCCAAGCGCCGATCGCGGTAAAAATTGCCATCAGAAAACCTTCACCCACGCCTGCTCGGCAAGAGCAAAGCCGCATCGATCGAGGATTTGCGCAGCGCGCGCATTGTGCGGCGGCGTTGACATGCGCACGGCAAAGCAGCGAGCCCGGCGCGCCCAGGCGATATATGCTCTCAGCAGGTCAAGCCCGCCGCCCTGCTCCGCCCACCAGCCATGCTCGGCCGCTATCGGCAGCATCGAAATGGAGGCCGAGCCGATGGATGCCGCGAGAAAGCCTGTTGGCCCGTCGACGCCATCGACAACACGAACCCAACCCATGGGTGAAGCCAGCAATAGCCCGACAAACCGCGCCGTGACCTTGGGATCCACCGCGAGCGGCGACGCCACAGACGCACGAAGGCGTTCTGTCATCGATACGATGGCCGGGATGTCTGCCGGCAATGCGGGACGGATCACTCAAAACACCGGCCAGCGATTGGTCTTGTTGACGAGGTCGACCACCTGTTCGAGTCCCCGATCGCCGGGAAACCGGGCATTCTGATCGCGGTCGGTGTAAAACCCGTATGGCGGGCGCCGCCGGTTGGTCCAGAAACTCTCTGCGGTCAGCGTCACGCCACGCTGTGACGGACCCTGCGCCGAATAGGTCATCTGATCCATCAGTCCCGACCAGACGGCAAAGGGCGTATCGAGCAGCGACCATGGCGCCACCGAAGCATCGTCGGGATGCAGGTCGAAAAATTGCAGATACACCGTGCAGCGCCGGTCC